AATACTACATTCTTACGTGGAAGTGCTTCTGATGCTACGTAATTGCTATTCAATAATGGATCGTAATCAGCATCAAGGATCTGTGGTGTCAATGGCTCGTTACGAACACGTAGAGCATCACCAATAACGCCGCCTTGGCTTCTTACATAGTTTCTATCAGCAAATCCTTTACTGATTGCCAGTTCGTCAATGGTTGTAGTTGTACCACGTGGACCGTGTACTGCATTGAAAGCATTAACTAGATCTTGTGATGGATCTGGAACCTTACCTATTGGGAATTGGTTAGAGTTTAATGGACCGCCTAGTCTTGGAGCAGGGTCACTAGCAGTTGTTGATAAGCTGTTGGTAATAGTAACTTTATCTGGATCAGTTGTATCAATACTAATACCTTCACCTGCAAACAACGTCTTTGCCGCTAGTCCACTACCGTCTGTTTTAGAAATAATAACACGGTTTTGTCCGTAGTCTGCTACATATCCTTCGCCGTCAATGTAGCGCAATTCTTGTGCATCACCTAAATTAGTTAGGCCAATCGCACCACCTGCGCCGAAAATTGCATAAATTTCGTTAAAGTTTTCATTTACTTTACGAAACGACTCACGGATACTATCACCCGTGCCATCGTTACCTTGTACCCCAATATCAATTTCCTGACGTGACATATTTTTTAAACTCCGAAGCTTGATCCACATCCGCACGTTGATTGTGCGTTGGGATTTGTTATTGAAAAGGTAGAACCTATTAGTTCTTCTTTATAATCTATTTCTGCACCTTGCAGATACTGCATACTCATAGCATCAATGAGTACTTTAAACTCGCCTAACGGTACTTCAAAATCGTCTTCATTTTGAATATCGTCAAATGTGAAACCATAACTAAAACCACTGCATCCGCCGCCTTGTACAAATGTACGCAATGATAGCTTAGGATTCCCTTCTTCGTATAGAAGATCAGTAATTTTTGTCTTTGCTGATTCGGTTATTGTTATCACAATGTGCCCTCGATATGATATTTATCAAAGGCGTTTTATAACCTTTATGTAAATACGTTTATGTTCTTAAAACTAGAATACCAAGAGACCACGCACACTAGACCTAGTAAACTAGGCCATACTCACGAATATACTCGTCGTAAGACTATTGTAGTGTTTAGATGCGACAGTTGTACAGAGGTGTTTAAAAGGGATAAAGGAGCAATGAGTCCAAAGCGTTTGAGTAATAACTACTTTCATGTATGTACAAATTGTGATAGTAAACGTTTTGCACAGCGGAAGGGTGTAGAGCGCAAACACGTATGGGATATGCCTGCTTCAAGCCTAAAAGACATTAGTCAGTTATAAATAAAACTCCAAGGAGGACATTAAAATGTTCAAAGCAATTAAAGAATTCTTTACAGGCAAACCAGCTCCAGTAGAGACACCAGCTCCAGTAGCTGAATATAAAGTAGAAGCACCATTAGTACAATTAGGCCCAGAGCCAACACCTATCGCAGAACAAGCTACACAAGCAGTTGTTGAAAGTATTGCTCCAGCCAAGAAAAAGCCGGCTGCTAAAAAAGCACCGGCTGCTAAAAAGGCTACTGCTAAGAAACCACGTGCTCCAAAAGCACCAAAGGTTTAACTAGGTAGTTGTTTTAATCGTTCGATGTAATTATCGACAAAACGAGTTCTGTAACCTGTATCGAAAGTAACACGATCACTTCGATGCAGGTTAATCATGTAATTCATCTGATCTTCGGGGACTCCCATGTTCCTCATGCCGTGATACACTATCCATGCATCTTTCTCCCCCACATACATTTTTTCTTTAAAATCTTGTCGAATTTTAATAGCATCAGCAAGACTAAATCCGACATTGTTAACCCAATGCTCTGGATGTCCGGCATGTGGAAAAGTATATCCGTACTTTTCTGGATACTTTTCAAAATCGCTAACCCATATATTTTGAACAACTTTATACGAAGTCATTGCCAGCGGCAACACTTTTGCTTGGGTGAGAGGAAAATCAGGGTCTAATACTTCTGCAACCCAGCTACGTGTACTGGCATCAGTATCATGTGGTAGACCCATAATAAACTGAGCATCAACATATGCATCAGTACAGGTATCTTTAATTTTCTCTAGCGTACTAATAATTTTATCTCTTGAAATGCCCTTACCGATACTCTTGTTAGATTCGTAATTAAGACTCTCAATACCTAAACTAAAGCCACCAACTCCGGATGCATGTAGCAACTCAATAGTATGCGGGTGTGCATTCATCAAATCTAATCGCATATATGCATTAAAATTTAGTCTAAATTTGAGTTTAGAAAACACCTGGTTATATAAAATCTCTAACTTTTCAGGACTATCGTTAAACGTGTCGTCTAAGAACCAATACTTTGTTGTACCAAATCTATCGTAGTTTTCTTGAAGTTGATCTAATATAATAGCTGGATCTTTTAGATAGTCTAATTTCTTACGTCCGTTTAACGGATATGCACAGAAATTACATTTAAAAATGCACCCCCTGGCTATCTCCATTGGCAATGCTTCATCGTGATTGACTAGATCTCTTTCATCCCATGTAAACTTATGATTATTATAATCAAATGTAGAGGCCTTGTGATCATTGTCGATCCTAACAGACCCGTCTAAGTTTTTTGTTAATTGTATAAAAGGATTTTTTCCTTCTAAATACTTTGACCATTTAACTACACTTGTATCTGCATACCCTTCGATATAACAGTCGATGTACGGCCCGTTGTCAACATACGGCAGTTCTTCTGCATTAAAATGCCCAATAATTGCTCGACCTCCACCAATAACAAACTTACATTTAGGGCTTCTTTTTAAAACTGATCGTTTGATAAGTGCCAACTCTTCGTCGGAGAATAACACAGTATTTGCAACGATTGTCCTTGTGTCTTTGAATACTGCGCCTGGATCTATGACTGAATCAGGGCCTTTCATTTTCTTAAACCATGTGGTACTAAACCCAATCCATAGTGTATCTTCTTGAACAAAGTGCTCGAACAGGTCTATTACAGTTTGATAACCTTTTTTTGCAATATAGGGAAAGCTATCGATTACTTGTACAGTATACCCTTCGTTTCGTAGCACATTTGCTAATTGATATGTACCAACTGGTCGCATGTAGGGTAACCATGAAATACCTGCGCACAGAATAATTTGAGCCATTAAAAATACCTTTGTTGAGTATTTATAACCCTAGTTTATTTGCGTGTTCAAAAAGAGAGAAGCTAGCCAAATTCTTACCCTTGCTTTCGCACATGATGTCGAAATTATTCCAGAAACTCAATGCCCACTTGTTAGTACTTTTATTCCAATAGAAGTCACTATGTGCTCTGAGTTTTTGTTTCTTGTAACCATCTAAAAGAAGTTGGGCATGATCGGGTGAGGTAAGTGTGTCGTGATGGACGAGATAATCTTCACGACTAACTGAATAATGACAAGTAGGGCGCAGACCGCGCCAACTGTCCACGACACGCATAACACGATTATCGTCTGCGCTGAGATATTCCCCTTCACGTATCCAGTGATGGTGTATATCAAGCACAATAGGAACGATATCGCTAATAGATAAGCAATCATTTAATCCCCATGAGTTTTCTTCGTTTTCAATTGTAATACAATTCCGGGCTTCGGGGGTAAGTCTTTTGTAGGCAGATCGAATACCTTCGGGACCTTGTTTACCCGAGATGTGGACGTTGATTTTAAAGTCCTGAAATGATTTACCGTAGCCCATGTACCTGGCCATATCTGCATGATATTCAAACTCCTCTATACTACGTTCGACAATACCTTCATTACAACTAGCAAGAACAGTAAACTGACCTGGATGCATAGACAAGCGAACATTACGATTACGAGCCACGTCTCCAATCTTTCTAAAGTTGGATTCGAGGTACTGCACAACATCAGGCCTGCGCCAAAAGTAACTAAAGTCAGGCTGAGTATAAACAGGAAGAATGTCGCTTGATAAGCGTACCATACGTAAAGAAGCATCTAATTCACCTACTCTTTTTACAAGTTTGTGGGTTGATTCGATGTTCTGAACCATAAGGTCCCAAAGTTTTTGTTCTGCTACATCTTGAGTTTGTCGCTTGAGCCAACTAACTGTAGTGCTACCGGTGTTATACTGTTTAGCATCATCGGTTGCTTTAATACCGTTTACTTGATCTGCATGATCGATCCATTTACATGCGAAGCCTATACGTTTCATTACCAATGCCTTATGACGCCTGCGATTATAAAAAAGTTTGTGATAACGTATGTTAACACAATTAACGTCCTAATGCAAGCAATTCGGTCCGCTTCCACGTCCGAACTGCCTGATTTTTCACCTAATGCTTTGGCCCAAAGACGCCAAAGTTTATGCAAATAAGTCCTCATTCCATTCACGATGACCTTCACGGTAAGCCATATTACTTTGTGTTTCACGAACTTCTACACGGTAGCACCATAGACGCTTTGCTTCACCGTCACCCCACATGTCCGGAATGTAAACACCGTTAACGTATTTGTAAAGCTGATCTGCTAATCCTTCGCATCCGAGTTTGGGCAGTATAGTCAGCTTGGCTAGCTTACGTTTCTCCATTTCTTTATAAAAGTCCAACTCTGGATCATCTTCTGCTACTAACAGTGTATGATCAAACTGACTTTCTAAAATGCCTTTGAGTTCTTTAAGGCCACCGTAGTCAGCCGCCCAGTTACGAGTGTCTAAGTCGTTAGTACCGAAGTAGAATTTCATGTTAAAACTGTAACCGTGAATCAGATTACAGTGACTATCAGCTCGCCATTGCCTGTAGGCGCATGGGAATGAGTCGTGATATTCTTTTGTGCTTGTGTACTTGTATTGTACGGGTTGAAGATTTGCCATCTCTAGTCTCCTTTGTAAGGTAGCAAGTTTGACGACATGCAGAGTTTATATAGCGGGATGAATGACGTTGAAGTCCGCTGTATAGTAATTATACACTTTTAACAGTAAAGGTCAATGTTATTGGCGCCCGATTGCTCCAAAAGTTTTCCATTCACCCGGGGTACCAGCAACAACACATACCCAACCTACGTAACTTCCTTCTTGGGGTTCGGTATTCCAGCACACATCACCTTTCTTATAGTTACCGGATACAGGAATTGAATTAGCTGTTATAAATGTTTTATTGGCAAATCTAATGTTGCCCTTGACTTCTAAGTCCACAGCACCGTCCGGACTATTCACACCAATAGCTAACTGTCCAAATAGTTTTAAAGGACGTAGTTGATTTTGGCTGTTACCAATGACTATTTCGTTTTGCCCAATTTTGAAGTCTTCAATTCCGTCTACTGTAATTTTAAAATCTCTACTAGTGGTAATGCCTAACGTATTGATAGTTAGATTATCGGACCCTGTAGTAGCAGTGAGAACAGTTCCTGTTATACTTTCACCTTCTAGGGAATCGTAAAACTTTGCCGGGCCACCGACATTTAATTTCTCTAATGTACCAATTGAAGTAAGAGATGATTGTGTAATAAAATTACCAATGCGGTCTTCACTTAGTGCTAGATTACCGTTTATATATAAAGATTTTTTATTTTCTAAATCGATAGATTCACTGAAGTAAAATCTATCTGGATTGTCTCTAAGATAAAACTGTCTGGTACCTGTTGCAGACATCCAAGAAAGTCCTATCCCGTAAACTGAACTATCACCGTCAGTTTTAAATACAACAGATGACACCCTACCGGCTGTATCTTCTGCTATAATGGATTTAGCATAAATGGTTCCGTTGACACGCAGTACACCGTTGTTAAATTTTTCGTGTCCAATTACAACATCACCGTCTGTTTTAACAGTTATTCTAGCAGTATTATCTGTAACAATATCTAAGTCGTGATTAGTAAATGTACCGATTGTAGCACGGCCTTGTACGGGTGCGCCTAAAATGATTTCAACACCGTTATCTGCAATACTAAGAGTAGCATTGGGTAAATCTGTACCTAGGCCTAAACGATTGAGTGCGCTGTTAAAGCTAGCGAATTCTCCAATGTCTGCGTTGCCTGTTACTACAAGACTCTTTAAAGTACCTACTTGACGTAGGTTGCTTTTAATAATGCTAGGGCCTAATTCCCTTGCACTTAGCACATCGGTGTTGTTTATTTTATACGATTTATTTTGATCTAAGTCAAAGCTCGCATCTGTCCACAATCTTTGCCCAGATTTGTAAACTAATTTTGTTATAGTGTTTCCGTCAGACCAGTCAATGCCTTGATTTTCTAAACCGGATTCTGATGTTGCGTTATAATTTGCCATGGATAAAATACTCTCTTATGGAGTATTTATCCATGTTTTGCTATAGCTTACTGTACTTTTAGAAGAATAGTCTCTTCGTTTAAACGCCCGTTCATTTTAGTATCTGTAGCGTTGATGTCGTCTAAGAACTTACGCAACTGCACCTTGCCTGCGGCCTTGAATTCTTTGAGTTTTTCTTCGGGCTTGCGTAGTGTTTTGCACACACTCTTGAACTCATCGAACCCTGTTAGGCTAGTACCTTTAACTCCTAGCACGTTAAACTCTGCGGCAACGTAACGACCCAACTTGCGGTTCTTAGTGTTGTACACCCACAGCTCACCAGCACCAATGATATCTGTAGGATTTACACTTACTAGTTTCAAAGGCTCGTTGCTCTTCATGAACTTGAGTTTAGCAACTAACTTTTCCTTTGGAACTGCTTTGGCCTTACGTGGCTTACGATTTACTTTAGCTTCTTGAGCAAGCATATCACAAGCACTCATAATTTCTTGATAGAAAGTAATTAGACTTCGAATTTGCTTCTTGCTACGATGTGAGTAGCCTTCACGCAACTGTTCATCTTTGCTACCACTAGCAAGTTCTTCTAATTCTGCTAGGTCACCTGCGTAAAAGTCTTTAATGATACGTGCGTGAGCCGCTTTGACCTCTTTGCCTTTGAGCAAGTTAAGCATCTTAAATGCCTTTGGATCAAATGCTTCTGGATCTGTTTGAAAGCTGTCAATAGCATCTTCGATTTCTTCAGTCATACGCATTGCCGCTTCACGTACACGTTCCTGAATAGTGGGCTGTGCAACCGCCGGCTTTACTTCAACGATTACTTCTTCGTCGGAGTCGTCTTTACCTTGAGCAATAACTTCGACAATTTCGTTACGCAACCAAGCGGCAGTATCGCGCCCTTTGTTAAAGTCTTCTCGTACTGCTGGCATACCGCGAAGCAAGCATGATGCAATAGCACCCATTGTAACATTACAACGATTGTCTTTGGTTTTCTTAAATGCGGCAATGTCTTCTTTGGTACATTCAATACTAGTCATCCATTTGATAACTGCGGGCTTTAGATCTTTACCGTTAAATTCCAAACGGTAGTAGCTCATAGCGCCGTGCCAATGACGCAAAAATTGTGCGGCATCCATTTGTTCACAGCCGTCCCAAACTGGGCTGTAGTCTTTAACCGCTTTTGTACGATGAGCAATTACTTGCTTTTTAGTTACACGGGTCTTTTTCTCTGGTGCTTTAGTAGCCAATTTCTGCTCCTGTTATGTTAAACAATATGTATATTATACTAGACTTTTCGGTACTTGTCAACCTGCACATATCGGTTTAGTTCCAAAAAATTGAACAGATGTTTAGCCATAACAGCATAACCATTTTGGCTAGGGTGGGCGCAGGGTGTAACATAGTCAGTTGGACCCTTTAAATTTTTACAGTAGTCGTAAAATCCGCCCGGAGCAAGTTCTGGCTTGCCTTCTAGGGTTAGTAACACTTCCATAAATGTTCTCAAACCAGCAGGATATACAAAGCTGTCCCATGGTACTGTATCAATTAAATCTCGATAGTCGTCCCCAAGATGCGTTAAAAAATATTCCTTGGTTATTCGAATATCAAATGCGCTACCAACAACAAACTTCCATCCGTTGGCTTTGCAAATCATTTCGGCTTCTCGAATATTTAAAAGTGTTTCAACGCAGATCATTTTCTCACTCCAGAGGCTTTCTGCGTAGGCTTCCCATAACTTCTTGTTAGTAGCAGTTTCAGACCACGGGTTGGGCCACATTGTGTAAAAATGATTGTGTTCTGGAAAATGCTGATTGACAAAATCAAAACGTTCCATACCCGATAACATCATAATAACAATAACCTCACTAGCTCTTTCTAATTTAATCTTTGGATGGAGGTATAAATTTTTAACAGCGGCTCTATTTCCGGTGCCCAAGCATCCTAAGTTTACCGGCATATAATCGGTTAAATGATTGTCACAGAGTTGTTTGACCCAACTGTATTCATACATGTCATCAAATATTTCTAAAGGTATTTTAAGAGTATCAATGTTGCCGTTGTATCTATCCCATACTTCTTTTGGCCAGCTTCCAACACCTTGTGTGAAGCTATCTCCCAGTCCCACAATTACTTTAGCACCGTGGGGAATATTTGGTATCATTCTGTTATACATTCTCAACCTTTAAATTAAAAAAATTATTATAGTAATTAAAGACGTCAGTATGTGCAATAGGTGCAACGTCTATTGTACTATGTAATAACTTATAGTTATGTTCTAAAATATCTTTCATCGAGTCTAACCATTTAAACTTATCCGGTATCGAATCAATGCGCTTGATTTCTTCAATAATTGCATCCATTCTTTCAAACGTAGGCAAGTCATCGTAGTCTTCATTTATAAATGGGCTGAAAGTTTTATAGCCCATTGTACGTAGTTCTTTTAAACTTCCGCGATTACCAAACACTATAAACGGATGCATACAGGCAATGGGTTTAAAAGTTTTTTCACTAATAAACAGTGTTCCACTGCTGTCTGCAAAGCTAGCTTCTGGTATTACTGTAAGCCAGGAATCTAAGAATACTTGATCTGTAATACGTGTGATGTAAAATAGGTCGTCTTTTTCATTATTGGGAGTATTGTAAATCACAAGCGGCAATTGTTTTCTAGCTTCTAGCATTAGTTGTTGATCAGGCCATTGATTATCAATACGTGGTATATGTGGGCCGTAGTCGTTCATACTGACTAGTCCGCTGTTTAACAAGTTTTCTTTATACAGTTTTAAATAAAACCAACTTCTGTGTGCTCTTGGGCGTTTGTTTAAGCAATTAAATGTTTTAACTGTAGTTATATGTTCTTGTTTATATTTTACGATCGAACTATAAGTTGGTTGAATATTATTACGATGTGCAATTAGTCCAACATCTCTTTCAAAATGCGTGTAAGGAACTACTTTAATTCGGTCACTTGATATTCTAGAGTTTGCCCAAGTATTGTATTGTTCAAGACTTAACAAATTCCCTGTAACATAGATTACAGAAGATGGGTTTATTCCAACCCTTTCACATTCTTCATGAAAGAATTGCCACAGCCACGGAGTTTGATATCCTTCTAAACATTGATCAAACAGCAATAGTGCTTTTCTATGTATAACTCGTTCTAATATCCTAGGAGATATGCAGTCAAACATACTGTCTCTAATGTTATCTTTATAGTAGTCAGCACCTGCCCAAAAATTTGGATCACGTACTACTCCCAGGGGAATAATACAGTGATCAATTGTTTCATCATCTATGCTTATAAAATTTTCTAATGTAGAATATATCCGATGATTCTTCATAGTACCTGCAATAGCACTGGGGGCAAACCTACGTTCATCCCATGGATCTACATAGTCTACAAAATTTTGTCGACGGTCTACATCTTCAAATACAAAATTTATCACATTAACCGATCCTTCCAAGTTGAAGGTGTAAGATCGTTAACAATTTCTAAAGGAAAACTATAGTCAAACTCTTTAGGGCCTTGTTGTTTAATCCATGCTACAGTTTCTTTAACTGATTGTTCCACACTAACAGTAGTTTTGTACCCAAGTAATGTGCGAGCCTTATCTGCCGAGCAAGTTGCGTGTTTAACTTCACGAGGACGATCTGAAATATAGATAGGGGCTTCTTGAAAACCGCACTCGCCTGCAACCAAAGTAGCAAGTTCATTTATAGTAATAGTGCCTTCGTCTGGTCCTATGTTTACTGTTTCTTTTGTAATTGCTGGATTCAATGCTAATTGCTCTAAGCATTTTATGCAATCTGCTACATGACTAAAGCATCTTGTTTGCTCA